ACCGGCGGGGGCGTGCAAAACGCATATCCGCAAGTTAGAGCAGGGGGGTCAATGACGATCCAGGTCGAACAACGCCCGGTGTCCGCACTGATCCCCTACGCCCGCAATTCGCGCACTCACAGCGACGAGCCGGTGGCCCAGATCGCGGCTTCTATCCGGGAGTTCGGCTGGACTAACCCGGTCCTGATCGACGGCGACGGCGGGATCATCGCGGGGCATGGCCGTCTGCTGGCGGCTCGCAAGCTGGGCCTGACGGAAGCGCCGTGCATCGTTCTCGACCATCTGTCGGAGACGCAGAAGCGAGCGCTGATTATCGCCGACAACAAGCTGGCGCTCAACGCGGGCTGGGAGGCAAGCCTTCTCAGTGTCGAGTTGCGTGATCTGGACGACAACGACTTCGACATGACGCTGACTGGCTTTGACGAGCGCGAGTTGGCGAACCTGCTGATCTCGGAAAACTTTGAGCCGGGGACGGAGGCGGATCAGGGGCGGCTCGACCAACTTGAGCCGAAGATGGTGATCTGCCCGAACTGCCAAACGGAGTTCGATTCCCGTGAAGCCACAGCTTAAGATCGACTGGGCGACACACGAAGCCGCAAAGTATGCTTGCGTTAATTGGCACTACAGCAAGTGTATGCCAGTTGGTAAATTGGTAAAAATTGGCGCATGGGAATCTAACAAATTTATCGGCGTTGTGTTGTTTGGGCGTGGTGCTAACAACAATATGTTGAAGCCGTTTGGCATTGAACAAGACCAAGGCTGTGAGCTTGTTCGCATTGCTTTGACCGCACATGAAACGCCAGTTAGCCGTATTGTTGCACAAGCCATGCGTTTTTTAAAACGGCAAAGTCAGGGCTTGAGAATGATTGTATCTTACGCTGACCCAGAAGCCGGTCATCATGGCGGAATTTATCAAGCGGGAAACTGGCTTTACACAGGCCCGTCAGGTGAAGCTGTTAAGGTGTTTTATAAAGGCAAGTGGTCACACAAAAAAACGGTTGACGATGCAGGAGTGTTGCAAGCCAACCTTCCAAAAAAGAAGGTGCAAGGAAAACACCGCTATCTTATGCCCCTGGATGACGCCATGCGGGCGCAGATTGCCCCACTTGCAAAACCCTACCCCAAGCGCGCGAAAGATCAGGCGGCATCGCACCCCGATGCTCTGGGCGGTGAGACTCCGACCCGCGCGCTCCAGATTCACGAGGCCGCATAATGCCCGGCCCTCCGAAGAAGCCCACGGCGCTGAAGCTGGTCGCGGGCAACCCCGGCAAGCGGGCGTTGAACAAGCGCGAGCCGAAGCCAAGAGGCAACCTTTACGACGCGCCGGACTGGCTCACGGACACGCAGCGGGTCGGCTGGGCCTATGCCATCGAGAGTGCCCCGTTCGGGCTCCTGAAGCGGATCGACCGCTCGACGCTGGTGGCCTGGGTGGTCGCCGAGGACTTGCACCGCCAAGCTGCCGAGAAGCTCAACGGCGGCGCGATGCTGATTAAGACGCCTAACGGGATGCCGGTGCAGTCGCCCTACCTGTCGATCCTGAACAAGCAGGCGATGATTATGCTGAAGGCGGCGAGTGAGATGGGCTTCACGCCCGCCAGTCGCTCGCGAGTAGAGGTATCGGATGACGCGCAGGACCAAGACCCTGCCGACCGCTTCTTCGCCTGATCGCACGTCCGAATACGCCAAGGCGGTTCTGGCTGGTGAGATTGTCGCCGGACCTCACGTCCGCAACGCCTGCTGCCGTCATCTAGCAGACCTCAAGCGGACGGACGGAATCAAGTTCGACCGGGACGCGGCCGAGTATGCGTTTAACTTTTTTGAGACGGTCCTTCATCTAAGTGAGGGTCAGTTCGAGGGCCAGCCTTTCCTGCTAGACCCGTCGCAGGCGTTTATCATCGGCTCGCTGTTCGGCTGGAAGCGGCCGGACGGACGGCGAAGGTTTCGCCGGGCCTACATCGAGCAGGGCAAGGGCAACGGAAAATCGCCGCTCGCGGGCGGGATCGGCCTATTCGGGATGGCGGCGGCCAAGGAGTCCGGTGCCCAGATTTACGCGGCGGCGGCGAAGCGGGAACAAGCGGGCATCCTGTTTGCCGATGCCGTGAAAATGGTGAAGCAGTCGCCCGCCCTGGCGAAACGGCTGGAGTTCTCGGGCGGTGCCGGTCGCGAGTTCAACATCGCACACCACGCCAGCGGATCGTTTTTCCGTCCGGTGTCGCGGGACACGGGCAAGACCGGCTCCGGGCCTCGCCCGTTTTTCGTTCTAGCGGACGAGGTTCACGAACTCCCTGATCGAAAGATCATCGAGATGCTGGAGCGCGGCTTCAAGTTCCGCCGCGAGCCGCTGCTGTTTATGATTACGAACTCCGGCTCCGACCGTAACTCGGTGGCTTGGGAGGAACACGAACACGCCATCAAGGTCGCGGCGGGCAACATCGACGCGGTGACCGACCCGACCTATCTGGGCGAGGTCATCGACGACACGACGTTCTCGTTCGTTTGCTCTCTGGATGACGGCGACGACCCGCTGAACGATCCATCGTGCTGGATCAAGGCGAACCCCCTCCTCGGGGTGACGATCACGGAAGAGTATCTGCGCGAGACGGTGGCGCAGGCGAAGGCGATCCCCGGCCAGCTGAACGGCATCTTGCGGCTTCACTTCTGCGTCTGGACGGATGCGGAGACGGCGTGGATGACGCGAGCGACGCTGGAGCCTTGCATCGCGGATTTCGAGCCGGCCTCCCATCGCGGGAAGCCGGTATGGTTAGGACTGGACCTCTCGCAGAACCGGGACATCACGGCGCTGGGCGCGGTGGTGAAGACCGGGACAAACGACGAAGGCAAGCCGACGTTTGACGCTTGGGTGGAAGCCTGGACGCCGGGCGACACGCTAACCGCTCGGGAAATGCGGGACCGTCTGCCCTATGCGGTCTGGGCTCGCGAGGGTCACATCCACGCCCCATCCGGGGAGAGCGTTAGCTATCGGCACGTTGCCCAGACGCTGGCTGAATACGACCGGGATTTCGATGTCCAGTTGGTCGCCTATGATCGGTTCGCCTTCAAGCGGTTCGAGGAAGACGTTAACGAGCTGGGCCTGTCGGTTCCGTTCGCGGAGCATCCGCAGGGCGGGCTTAAAAAGGGCAAGCCCTTGGAAGCCGGGGGCGAGGGCCTTTGGATGCCGGGGTCTGTCCGATTGCTTGAAGAAGCCCTGCTCGAAGGCCGCATCCGCCTGAAGCGCAACCCGGTTCTGATCTCCGCGATGATGTCGGCGGTGATCGAAGAAGACAAATGGGGCAACCACTGGCTGGCTAAGACCCGGTCGGTGAACAAGATCGACGCGGCGATTGCACTGGCGATGGCGCTGGGCGCGGCGATGGGCGTCGAAACCGTATCTGAACCCGTCTCGCCTTGGGACGATCCTAACTTTAGCCTGATGGGGGCCGCTGCATGAAGCTGTTCGGCCTGAACATCGGCAAGACCGAGACCCGCGCCTCGCCGGAGGACCCTCGCGTCCCGGTGAGCGCGGCGAACTTCCTTCAGTTCTTCAACGTCAACACCTACGGCCTTCCCGCCGTGACCCTGGATGCCGCCTTGACCGTTCCGGCGGTGTCGGCCTCGGTGTCGTTCCTTTCGCGGTCGCTGGCGAACCTTCCGCTTCATGCCTATCGCGATGCCGGTGATGCCGGGGCGGTTCGGACGGGCGGCAAGCTCCAACGGGTTCTGAACGAAGCCCCTAACAGCGAGTGGACCTCCTTTGGGTTCCGGCAGTATTTCTGGCAGCAAGTCTTTACGGGCGGCCGGGGGCTGGCCTGGATCGAGCGCATCGGTCCAAACGTGGACGCGATCTGGCCGATTGACTCGACACGGGCGACCGTGAAGCGGGTGAACGGTCGCAAGATTTACACGGTGGACAACAGGGAATACCCGGCGGCCGACGTGATCGACGTGCCGTTCATGCTGAAGTCGGACCAGTTGGCGGTTCACTCCCCGCTGGTCATGGGCGCGAAGGCGATCAGTCTCGCGATTGCGATGGGCGATTATGCGTCCGGCTTTTTCGCGGGCGGTGGTGTTCCGCCTCTGGCGCTGACCGGGCCAATGCCTGCCGGTGCCGATGCGATCAAGCGGGCGCAGGCTGACATCAAGCGGTCGAT